TGCATGAATAAAGGTCGCTGATATACGTTGTTCATATTTGTTTCCTATGATACGCCCGCAAGAGCGCCTAGTCCGGCAATGCCGTAGCCAATAGCTTGTCCAAGGCCGCTTTGCTGAGGAGATTGTTGCGTCGCCATGGTACTGGTGTTATTCGGAACGCGGTTCAACATGTCGCTTATCGTGCCGTATTGATTCTGAGCAAAGTTCTGACGTTCGACGTTAGTGTTACGCTGGGCGTCTAAGATTTGCTGTTGCAGCATTTGGTTCTGACCGCCAAAACCGGAGAGAGCGGCAACATCTTTGCCCATCAAACCGTATGCTTTCGAACCTAAATCAGCTTCATTCTGACCAAGAGTCGCGATACCGCTACCGATGTTCCCTAGTAGTTCTGCATCACGCTGGGCTAATTGACCGTAAGTGTTACCTAAATTTCCTAATCCCGTGGCCCCTGCCTGTGCTCTCTGTTGTTGTTGCTGGAAAGCGTTCTGAGAGGCGTCTAAAGCTTGGGTATAGCCTGCTCCGCGCATTTCGGCTAAAGCTCTGTATTCTTCTTGATCTAAGTTTCGCAACGCTTCTTGCTCAGTGACCGCGGCCCGGGAGCCTCCGTAAGCGCCTGCACCAATGGCCGTGTTAGCTTGTCCTATCTCTTCCATACGCCGCGCTCGGTCAAAGTCGTCTTGAACCGTGCCAACTACGGCATCTTCGTAAGGATTGAAAAACGCACTAATGCCTGAATTAGGGTCATCCATACTGCCGGGGCCGTACAGCCCCATTGAGCCTTCAAATGCTTGCGACGCAGCCTGTTGGTAGCCGTAAGGATCTTCTCGCGTTTCGCCCGCTAGTTGCGCGGCTTGATTGTACATCCCCGTGCCTTGCTGAATGCTTCCAAGGCCTCCTTGGATATACGGCATGTAACTGCCAAGGTTGTTCTGCAACAACGCTTGCGCTTGCCTTTGCTCGGGGGACTGCCCCGCTACTTGATAAGTTGGGGCATAATCCGGCCCTAACGGATTACCATCGGCATCTAAAAGAGCGTCTTGCCTGTATATAGGGTTACCGGCGGCATCTGTGCCCCCCGTGGCTACGCGCTTAAAACCAAGACGCTGGTTAGATAAGTCAAAAGTAGACTCAAACAAGCCCCGTTTATAGGCTTCGGTATACGGGTCTTCTCTTACAATGGTTTCTGTAACTGTATTAGCCATGGTTACGCAACCCTCGATTCTAAGTTATTCATCACTTGGTACATGTTCTGAATGCCTCTTTCTCGGTTTCCATTACCCATTCCGCGAACGGCTGCTTCGGTCATTACAAATTCTCCATCAGAAAGCATGGCAGGTATTTCGTCTGAGGTAGCCGTTCCGGGGCCCGCGATGCCGCCATTGCGACGAGGAAAAGCCTCAAGGTTGCTTATGCCTCCGCCTTGAGCGTAGCCTCGTGAGGGAACTCCGGGTCGGTACGCGCTCGAATTCTGAGTCATTAAACCACCCGAAGTCAATCCACCGTAGGGCTCGACCCGTTGTATCTCGGCTTTATCAAAAGCACCTAACCCTTTGCCCGCGGCTATTAAGGCCAGTAATGCGGGGGAATATGAGCGCAAAGCGCTGGGGTTGCCTGCTTTGTCTGGCGCAAACAACTGCTTAAGCGCATTCATTCGACCACCGTCGCCACTAACTACGTCGCCAAAGGACTCCATTATTCCGCGTGTATCGGCAGCGGGAGGAGCGAGAGGAACGGGTGGAGGGTTTATGGCAGTAAGGTTTGTCTGCCCGACAGACGTCGGTAGATTAAAAGCGGATGTATTCACTTGACCCGGAAGAGCGGTCAGGGCGCCTTGCTTTTGCCCCGCTTGCCCCTGCGCTGTTCCCGCCCTTCTTTGGGCATCCCTTATCAAGTCAACGGAAGTGGGAGGAGACCTTAAAAGGGCGTTGGGGTCCGCAGCCGGTGCGCCCGCCGGTGGGGATGCCGGGGGGGCGGCAGGTGCTTGCTTGTTGGAAAATAAATCAAGCGGGGAGCCGCCACCAAGCACTGCGCCAAGCACATTTGTGCCCGCAGTCACCTTAAAGGCGTCTTTAAAGCTGACATCGGTCACTAACGAAGTGACTCCCGCCGTAACCGCGGTGTCTACTAAGCCACTTAGGAATTTTTTAAATAGTTCGTCCATCAGTAAATCGCTCCTTTAGAAGCACATTGTATCTTATCAACAGACACGGCAGGTAGCCACTTTTGTATAATATCTCTCATGTTATCACCACTGTTACGGCCCCAAGCACACCAATACCTGATACGCCCGCGGGGTTTGGCGAATAAGCCAAAGTTATCTTTAAGAAACCGTCTTTTTCGTATACCGCACCAACCTCTAACCCGGAGTCATTCCCTTGCTGTAGGTCCGTAAGGGTTATAGTCGTGGCCCGCGAATCGCCCGGGTTCCGTATCTGTCTAATCAGCGTCTCATACGCTTCTTGTATAGCAGCTAAGTTAGCTTGGCTATATTCCAAAGTAGGATTCGGGAAAAATACCCTAGTTAGGCTTCTTGAAGACATTACCTTCCCCCGTCAGGCCTAACTTCTATCCGAGGCGTGCCTAATCGCCACTGCGTATTTGTCGTATTTGAAGTCACTTTAATTGCAAACGAACGGCCCCTGAGACGAATAAACGTCTGCTCGGTGAACTGCTCGACCGGAGTAGTAGAGGTCTGTGTTACGCCCGTCACGTCGCTTTGTAAATACGCACCTCCGGGGAAATTACGCGCTTTCACAGTAAAATCCACCGTAGGGTTCCCTGAAACAGAGTTCTCAAAGGTTAGGTCAGGAATAAGCCTGCTCAGAAACACGAAGTCGTCCCCCGCGCCAATGCTCATCGTACCGCTCTCAATGTAGCTCGTGATAGGACTCACAGGGTTTGTACTGCCGTCGTTTTGGCCACTTTCGTGGTTATACAAGTAGCCGTCATCAGACGCAGCAACAGGGGAGGAGAACAACCCTCGATCCTGCCACGCAGTACGGGCCAACGTGCCAACACACCACGTGTTTTCTACGTAGTTGTAGATCACATAACGGTCGTTTGAGTTAGAACCGGAAGAGGGGTAGAACCACCAGATTTCCGAGAACGTAGAATTAAGCGCACAAACGGTAAGGGCACTCTGACTTAGGTTGATGTCGTCAAAGATATACGAACGAACAGGGCACTCTATTTTCTGCGTCTGGCCCGTGTATACGTAGAAGTCTCCCAAACCCATCCAGAACACCTTGTCGTCTACCGCGGTGACCGCCGAAGGGCCTGAGATAGTTATATTGTCTGCGACTTGTGCAATACCAAAAGTAAACGGTGGCCCTAAGAACTGCATAGAATGAAGCGATACATCTGTGAAGACTAGAATCTGATTTCGGGTCTCTACGGCAACCACAATTTCTGATCCCGAGCCTACCCGAAGATCTCCCGCCGTGTTAGTGACTTCGGTGTCCCACACAATCAAAGACTCTTGGCCCGAGAACCTGATTAACAGAGGGTCTTGTACGCCAATGTTGTCTTCTGGATCACAGCCAAAAACCACCGTATGGCGGTCGATGTCACTGACCAGAACCTGCTTGGCAATGGTAGGTGTACCCGCATCCGCCCCCGGCAAATCCTTTAGTGCAACGGCTCGGTCCGCCCCTAAATCATCGCTTCCCGTATCCCAATAGTATATACCCCCATCGCGAGCGTTAAAGAGCAAGTTTTCTCCATAGTTATCAACGCCCCATAAACGTACATTGTTTACAGTACTCAAAGTGGCGGAAGATCCCCACCACTTACGTCCGAAGGTCCCTGACCCGAAGCCTGTGCCGGAAACAACCACCCCAAGTCCCGAATTAATCTGATAGGCGCCCACAACGGACGCGCCGCCATTAGCCCCATCGGAGCCGTTGGCCGTGACCAGAGTAGGGACTAGCACGCCCCCTATTGTAATGTCAGGGACATTCGAAACAATGCGCGTCTGAACAGTGTAGTTGTTCTCGTCCAGAACGGTAATTTGATATTCTTGGTTCAAGATAGGCGCCGTTATCTCCCCGCCTAGACTTACCGCTCCGCTAAACGTAACGAAGTCGCCTGATACCGCTCCATGGCTTGTGTCTGATACCGCTAAAGTAGATGAACCGTTGGTCGCGGCGAAAGTTACGTCGCCTGCGGCAGCCATTTCCCGAATGGGTGTGATGTCGTAGTAGAAACCGCCAGAGTTGATATAAAACTTATACCGAGTGCCCACGGCCATTAAGAGGGAGCCGTCTAGGGTTACATACGAATGCAGGGCTCTACAGGGGGCAAGGAAGCTGAAGTTAGACTGTCGGGTCCAACCGCCTATCTTTTCAGGAAACCCTAAACGGAACCGTACTTTTTCGGAGTCGGACCAGCCGCCTTCGTTAGAATAGACCGTATTTTCTTTGTTTACGCCGGGTTTGAACTGTAGTTTGGTTAAGGGCATTCGTCCAACCTCAATGTGAATATGAGCCAGTTGCAATCATTTCCGCAAGCTCTGTAGCGCGACCTTTTACGTCTTTTGCCCACTTTGAGTCTAAAAACTCGAAACTGGCGGTCTTATAGTCGGCCCGTTGCATAGCCGCTAGTGCGCGTTCAAACAAGCGGAGTCTGGTGGCTCCGAGGTTAAAGCTGATGTCTATAATA